CAAAATCACCTATTTGGTAATTTGTAGCTGAGTTCCAACTGTCTTCAAATTCTAAACCTGGTACAAACACTGCCCAGTTTGCCTGATCGGCAGTCAACGTTGTGGTACTCACATGCAGTGTGGTACAGATCCATAAACTTGGTCCCCACTTTACCACATCATTTATTTTGTACCTGTTTGTCGCTGTCCACGCACCTTTGTATTCGATTCCTTTGTGTAGATAATCCCATTTGGCCTGATCTGCTTCTAATCCGCCTGCGGCTAGAGTGGCTGATGCATTCGATGTGTGTCCAGTGTTACACACATATAATTGTCCACCATATCTCACCACGTCACCTACTTTGTACCTTGTGCTCACAGTCCAAATGTTAAGCCAATTGAATCCTTTGGAGAAAATTTCCCATTTGGCTGAATCAGCTTCTAGTCCTAATGCAGTTGTGGCTGCAGATGTGTGATAAGTGATACAAGTGTAGATGTAGGCACCGTATCTCACAAGATCATTTACTTTGTATCGAGTGGAGATGCTCCAATCACCTTTGTAATCAAAACCTTCAGAAAATAAATCCCATTTGGCAAGGTCGTTTTCCAGTCCCAATGAAGTTGTGGCAGCTGATGTGTGTCCTTCGTTGGCTATGTATAGATAGCCGCCATATTTGACTATGTCATTTACTTTGTATGTGGTTGTGACTGACCAACTATCTTTCCATTCTTGACCATCACTCCATAAATTCCAATAACCTGCATCTAAATCAGTTTGGAAAGTTCCGCTGGTGTGTCCTTCCACACACACATAGGTCCTACCACCATATCTGATTACATCATCAATAAAATACTCAATAGCAGTGTACCATACACTTTTCCAAATAAATCGAATCCTACCTAATTTGAACTCTGCCATGACTGTAATTTAGTTGTTGCATTTTTATTTATCATATTAACATACATTAAATTTATGTGTTTTCAACCTCCAATGTGGAGTCTGAAGAACCCCCTAAAAAGTAATTTAAAGCCAGTGGTGCTCCTTTAATGCCCTGCTGGAAATTCACCGCATCTTTGATAGAAATTGTTTCATCTCCTACATGCACAATGTCATCATTGGATATTTCTATAGCTCCTGCTCTTAGTGCTGAAACGTTTAGATTTGATCCACCACCTGAAATTCTACTTTGTATATAAGCCACCACAGCTTTCTGTGTGGGTATAATGTTGTCACTGTTAGCTGTCATTAAAGGATCTTTGCTGAATTCGTTGATCACAGTTTGTGATCCGCCCAATACAACTCCACCTAAACTGAGTTCAGTAAGTCCTTCCAGAGAGAAAAAGTCAGCGTTCAACGTCACAATACCTGTGCTTTGTTCCACTTCAAATTGTTCTCCAACTCTAAAATTACCATTTTGATCAGTGGATGTGTAGAACACTCTGCCGCCACCTGATTCAACAACTTCATTGAATGGTTGTGGCTCATAGCCAGATGTAAATCCAGTGACATACAGTTCAGGATAATTGGTAGTTGTGCTATTGCCAGTGCCAATATCCAAAAAGTCATGACCAGTCAATCGCACTTGACTGTAATTCTGTCTAATCACGATAGATTCTAAATGATCTGGACTGTTGAAAGTGTCTAGTCCTGGTGAAAATTGCAGTGTGCCAAAGAGATTAGGTTCGACACCGCCCAATTGAGTAAAGTTGTTCAGTTTGAAAATCTGATTTGCTATGTTGTCAAAATATATGTTGTCTCCTGGTCCAGGTAATCTGCTGAGATTTTTGATACGAATTGTTTTTCCAGTTTGATATTGATCTTTTAATCCATCCCCAGTAATTGTGGCTGACACGTTCAAAAATCCTGTGCCTCTGTTTGTAAAAGTTGGTTGTGACAGTGTGCCATTGTTTGTTCTGATGGTAAATTGTGCCTCCACAGTGTTGCTGTTGTCCACTATTGTTAAAGTTGGTGTAGATGAATAACCACTGCCGGGTTCTAAAAGTTCTACAAAACTTAATCTTCCACTTCTTACAATGGCTCTACCCACTGCTCTTGCTCCATAGGTGATAACTCTCACAGTGTTGGTATTTCCATTTATGATTGGAATAAATCTAGGTCCAGGTAAACTTGCTCCTGCTATCTGAGTGTAACTGTCTATGCCTCCAGGAGGTATAGTTGAGCCAAGCAATTTCCAATGTTTGGCATCTATGCTTTCTGCCAATTCTCCATCTTCTGTGATGGCCACAAACACTCCTTGACTGTAACTTAACCAATATCTATCTGCTGATGGAGGTAATTCACTGGGTTGCCACACTGTGGCAGTGGATGCATTAAGAGTGGCTTCATTGGCTAAAGTATAATAAAATCTGTTGGCTACTGTGCTGGAATCACCTGGAGCGTCGTTGGCTGCTGCCACAAATCTATTATTTCCATAGATTAAATCATGAATGGCATAACTTACTCCACCAATTGTTGGACCTGGAATAAAAGTTTCTCCAAGATTCACACTTTCATATGTTTGACCTGCATTACTGCACACAATAAAAATACCTGCGCCACCTGCAGCGTGACTGAGCGCTACTGTGCTACCATCATACACTGCAGCTTGATATGGTGCCCATGTTGAACCGTTGTCAGATGTTCGCAACACATATCCTTGTGAAGTGGTCACAATAAACACAGTGCCAACTGCTGCCACAGATGTAAATGTACCATAACCACCGGGATTGGTTGCACCAGTCCAGGTGATACCATCTGTGCTGGTAGAAATAGCAGAAGGTGATATGGCCATCATTCTTATTGTGGAGCTGGCAATTTTAAAATATGGCACGGGTGCTAGACCACTGCAGGCATTCCAAGTGGTGCCATTTGTGGTGTATCTACCACCTGTGTTGCTCAGAATCACTGTGATGTTAGTGCTGGCTAATCTAGCGGAGCCTATGGCTGTGTACACTCCTGATACGCCCACACTGACAGTGCTGGCACTGTAAGGCGGATCTGAAAAGTTCAAAGATGGCTCTATGATATATCTGGTTGATTGATCCAACACTGGCTCAATAGCTAGTCCTCCTAGTAAATGTTCAAACCCATTCACATTGTCAAATTGTCTTTTCACATTCACAGATTTTAAAGTGTGATCATAGTATGAAATAATTGCAAATTGTCCTCTGCCTGTGCCTTCTAATATTTGAAGTTTTTGTCCTACTATTTCAGCTGAAACTAGGGTAGCTGAACCTGACGCAGTGGTTAAACTTACTGCTGCGCCTCCTAATGTTGTGCTGACTTTGATTGTGTTAGATGTCACTATCTCTTTCACATAGTAGATAGTGTTTGCATTGATGTTGCCAAATGTGGTACCTATAAAAATTATGGCATCATTGACTTGCATAAAAATAGTATTCTGTATGGTCAAAGTGTTCACACCTCCACCAGTTGTGGCAGTGAATGATTTTTCATATTCTGGTTCATACTGGTTGGCCAGTAACACTGATGTGTCATCTCCACCTCTTGCATTTCCTTCTATTGACGTGTAATTCAAACCACCCACGAATCCACTGTCAAGAGGATCTGTGAATCGCACTTCGCTGATACTTTGATATCTTGTATTTTCATTGCCAAGGGTGGCTGCTGCACCAGCACCAGAACCTGTGATGGTTACCGAGGCTGATGAATAATCTTGTCCTGTGTGAGTGTAACCAAAAGCGAATATTTGGTTTTCATCATTGTACACTGTGCGTATGGTGGCTTCACCAGTGCGATTATCAACCTCTGCTGTGATTGGAGTTTCCACCAAAGAAAATCCTTCTGCTACAGATCCAAAATCTCCATAAGAATTGTTGCCGTTGGTGGCTCTCACTCTGCCTCCGTCAGTGGCTAGATATCCTATGTGGCAATAATATGTGAACACAGACACCAATTCTGAACGACCATCACCATTTACCCAGAAACCTATGCCATCGGATAGCACTTGAGTAAAATCATTTGCAACTATGGATTTATTACCACCGTTGTGAAGATCCCCATCTATTTTCATTCCTATACATCCTGTGCCAAATGTAGTGACATTTTGTATGTAGGGTGATTTATTTGTGATCCAGGCTGTGTTATCTGAAGGTGAGTTGCCAGGATTCAAAGAAACAAAAGCTCCCCCGCTGGGTCTCTTGGTGAGAAAAGCATTGGCTGGACCTAATGTGCCATATAATCCTTGCAGAGTCATATTTCTTATGCCTGATCCATTGTTCACTCGGAACATATCTTCACCTTCATAACCATCCGCTGGTCTCACTACCACACTGCGTAGCTCATCACCACACAATGCTGTATCGTATGGTACATTCATGGGAAGAATTTCTTCATATAAACCTGTTTTTACAAATACTGTACAGGGAGTGCGTGCTGGTTTGTCTGCATTGACAAAATCCAAGGCAAATTTTATGGTTCTAAATGGTGTTTGAATGGTGGTACCTCTGGTAAGAGAATCAATTCCTTCAACTGACACATAGAAAATTTTGCTAATAAGTTCAGCATTTTTCCAATCTGGAAGGTTGTCAGTGATTTGTAAAGATTGTCCAGCGCTGCCTATAGGAATTCTTAAAAAAGTACTGTCATCATTAATAGTTTTTATGTCTCCAGGTACTTCTAACACATTGGTTTCTATGCCTTGTGCTATTTTAACCCAGTAGTCTGTGGCAAATGACAACATATCAAGAGTTGGTTTAGCAGCTGATACGCTTGCTGAGTGATACAGTATGCAAGCATACGTTGTGCCCGCCACAGTGACCACGTCACCAGGATAATATTGTCTTATGGTGGTGACAGTGAATGGCTCTATTTCATACCATGGACCTCTCCATCGTTTGCCTGTGACCAATAACTGCCAAGGATAAGGAGTAAAGGTGCCAGGATCATAGGCTGTGGTTTCAACAGGCACAACATTCAGATTGTCAGTGACAGCTATGTATAAATTGCCTCCACTGCGTACCACGTCACCTGTCTTGTACGTAGTTGTGCTTGTCCAGTCGCCCTGTAATTTGTATCCTGGAATAATTAATTCCCATGCACTAGAACTGTCAGTTTCCACTTCAGGTGTTTGATTTATATTAGATATCAAACAAACATAACTGTATCCACCGTACATCACCACATCGCCTGGTTGGTAGTACGTGGTTTCTAGCCATACGTCTTCAAATCCTAGTCCTGGTAGCCAAATTGAGAATTTTGATTCATCCATTATTGTGGACGAGGCAAACACACCTGCATCGCCAGGATCATTGCATATCCAAAGACTGGATCCTCCATATTTGACAATGTCATTCTTTTTGTATCTTGTGTATTGTGTGTAGTTGCCTTTGTATTCTATGCCACTAATCACTATTTCCCATTTTAATGTGTCAGCTTCCAAACCATCGGCGCTAACAAAAGCAGTGCCAGTCACAGAATATGTGGCAATCGTGCCGCCTGCACCCACAGAAAGCACAGTGATCACACAGTTGTTAGCAGGAGTGGTACCTCCAATCAGTGCGCCGGCCACGATGATAGATTCACTGGCCAGCCAACCTGTGCCTAGACTGTTGAACTTTGCGTAGTAATTTGCACCATCTTTAGTGATTATGAAATCTATGCCAGTACCTGCTACTGTGTTGCTGGCATATGTGGGATTACTAAATGAGTTGGATGTTTTTGCCACATGTCCAGTGATACATCTGTACACTATGCCTCCGTAGCGAGCCAAATCATCAGGCTTGTATCTGTATTCTGGAGTCCAATCTGTGAGCCAATCTAAACTTCTAGTGTAGACTAGCCAGTTGGGTAAATCTAATTCAAGGCCATCCACCACGCCTGAGCTGATGTGATATGCTTGACATATGTATAACTTACCACCATATTTGACTAGATCGCCATACTCATATGTGGTACTAGGTGTCCAGGAGCCTCTCCAGTTTTCTCCTTCAGCAAAAATTGTCCAGTTGGATTCTTGACCAGACAGTCCTAGAGCAACTGTGGCATTGGAAGTGTGTGCTTCAATACATTTGTATATGACTGAACCTAATTTTGCTAAATCATCAATTTTGTAAAAAGTACTTACTGTCCAATTGCCTGTCCAACTTGCTCCAGTGTTGTTCAGTGTCCATTTTGGATCTGCTGCATTCAAATCAGTGTAAAAATTGGCGTTTGATGTGTGTGGGATAAGAGACACATAAACTCTGGCACCATATCTTACAATATCATCTTTGGCGTAGATAGTGGTGGCCTGCCATTCACCTCTCCATCTAAACCGTATCCTTGCTATTTTAAATTCAGCCATATTAAATTATATTCCTGTAGGATATGTGTAAGGTTCATTCACTCTTAATGTCAACTGTCCATCAGAGTCAATATAGTACAAAATACTCCTACCGTCCCACCTAAATTGTTCATAGTTAAGATTTTCATAAATTTTTGTGTGTAACTCATCCCTACCTTCTAAAAAATCAACTCCTCTTTGAAAATGTGGAAAATTGCCAGCAGCTTCACCAGGTTTATTGATTTGTAGACCATCTGATACTGACATCAAATCCACTTTGCCCAAGTACAATTCTCCAGCATCAGTTCTGCGAAGTCCATAAAAATATCGCGTTGTGCCTAATGCATCTTGTATGGTTTCTATGTATTTGTTGTCATCCATATTATGTTACAACGTTGATTGTTGCACCCATGCCGCCATGCACACCACACTGATAGTACAGTGTACTAGGTGCACTCATAGGCACAGTGAAAGTAATTACGGCTGTGCCAGCTCCTGACACTCCATCAGAGTACGTCGCGCCACCGCTGCTGACTCTTATGTTCAACGGGTGGTTAGTGTGCACAGTGTTGTTAAAAATATAAGTGTGACCTCTGTGCAAATACAACGTAGGATTATTTGTTGCTGTTGGAAAACCAGGACCAGTAAAGATATAAACAGAATTGGTGGCCTGATCCAAACTCCATCTGATGATAGGACCATTTTGTTTTACCCAAGCTGTGCCGTTGTAATACAATACATCTCCCAGTGCTGGGCTCACAATAGTGACATCAGTGAGATCATCCAATGTGCTCACCACTGTAGTCGGCGCAACAAATTCTAATGCAGTAGCGCCTGCATTCACTTTCACAAATCTGCCACCATTGCCAGTAAAAGTAGCAGGAGTATCAGTCAATTGTAAAAAAGTACTGACTGTGGTAGGAGTGTTGGTCAAATTGTTGTAGTTTAAAAAATATGTGCTATCAAAGCCATCTAAAGTGTCGGCATTGCTACCTCCACCACCTGCTGTGGCATCTGCTGCTGGTGTCCATTGTGATCCATTCCATTTTAAAACTTGTCCTGCAGTGGGAGCCACTGTGGCAGTATCAACATCAGACAGAGCATTGATAGAAATAGCATTTAGATCTGCTGATTGCACTCCTGATACAAATTCTAGTGCATTGGAACCACTGTTGACTTTGACATATTTACTGGCTGATCCTGAAAATGTTGATGGAGTATCTGTGAGTGCTAAAAAAGTTGTCACACCTGAACCACCTCCGCCTCCTGCGGACACTGTGCCTGGTTTCCAATTGCTGGAGATACTGTCCCATAATAATGCTTGACCATTTGTAGGCGCTGCAGTGGTGTCAACATCACTTAAAGCATTTATACTGTCTGCTGTGCTGATTAGTTTTGTCCATGCGCCGCCATGTGCAAAATACATTGCTCCATCTGCGTGTGAATGTGCCACAGCACCATGATAAGTGCTGGCACTGGGAAAAGCTGCTTGATTGTCAAAATAAAACGCAATTCTATTTCCGCCAGTGGCAGTGATTAAATTATTATTGATCACTGTCAATGCTGTGCCATTGCCCAATGCTGTGTACAACTCAGTGAAATTATTGTTGATCTTAATCGCACCTGCTCTTAGATTATCACCTTGTCCGTCATTTGGTAATACTCCAGAATTTATAACTTGTTTTACCATCTTATTTCCTGTGTTTTGTTAATATTTACCATAATAATACCTTATATTAAGTCTTATCAAAAGTTAATTCATTGCTGTCAAAAGTTGCAGTGTAATCATCGTCAAATGTTAAACTTGGACCAGTAGGAATTGGTACTTCGCTGAGAGTTGGATATGTGATCAAGTTCTGATCATTGTCATATGGTTGATTTATTCTCAGCACTAATTCTCCTGCATCATTGATGTAATATGTGACGTCCACACTGTCCCATCTGTATTGTTCGTATTTCAAATTGTCATACACATATGTGTGATTAACATCTCTACCATCAAAAAAATCCACGCCTTCCATCCAATCCTCATAGTTTTGAGTAGTTGCACCTGGTCGATTAATGGTCAATGATTCGCCACTGTCTTGTTGATTAATTTTTCCCAACCATACTTCTCCGTCGTCGGTCCTTCTTAAACCATAGAAAAACTTGTCTCGATGTTGCTTCTCTATGCCTTGAATATTTTGTCCTATTGTTTTCATATTATGTGATCTCCACGTAACTCATTACTACATCCACACTGGCAGCTGCTGAACTTTCCACAAAAAGATCATATTCTTCTGGAATGATTAATTTCTCACCATTCGTAACCACTCTCAGTGCAGAATTAGCTGCAATTTGTACGTCTTTGATGTAGTATGCTGTAGCACTGGTGTCATCCTGAACATAAACACTGGCATTGATGATTCCTGCTGTAACGTTTG